AAAAAGAAGTTGGTGATCTTATAATTACGACTCCTGGACCACCTGTTCCACCATTTCCTGCAGAAGTAGGACTACAATCATCAGCTGAACCACCACCGCCACCACCTGTGTTTGCTGTTCCGGAAGTTCCTGCTGAACCTGGAGCAACACCACCAGCTCCACCGCCACCATTTCCACCAGCACCTTGATTAGGAGTATTTTGATCTCCACCACCACCTCCACCACCATAAAAAGTTGCAGTTCCACTGATTGCATTTGGTGCTCCGGCTCCGCCATTACCACCACCTCTACCTTTAGCGTTTCCTCCAACAGCAAGAACTCCACCGCCGCCACCACCATCTTGAGCAGATACTGCATTACCGCCAGCTGATCCTTGACAAGCTGTTCCAGCTGCTCCACATACAGGAGAACATACACCACCACCTCCTCCTGATCCTCCTGGACCAGCAGCTATATATGATGCACTGTGTTGTCTACCAGCACCAAAACCACCTCCCGTAGAAGTTATAGTTGAATAAGTTGAATCAGTTCCCTTTACGCCAGCAGTAGCAGGATTCCATATCATTCCAGCTCCGCCACCACCAACGGTTACAGCGAAAGTTCCATATTTTGAAGTTAGTGCGCATCCTTGAAGAGGAGCAGGTCCATAACCAGAAGCACTATAACCTCCAGCACCACCTCCACCACCTCTTATAACTCCACCGCCACCACCACCAGCGACTACCATGTAATCTTGAGTTGCGAAATTATAAACCCAGTTTGAATTTTTTACGAAATTGTATACGGTGTTCATTTGCCAAACACCGGGTGCAGATCCACATGCTGCACATCCATTAGTGACAGTATTAACAGGTCCAATTATTCCGCCATTTCCAGCCATAATTTAAACCTCCTAAACCGCTATAACTTCATATGTAATGAATAGTTCTAAATCAGATGCAGCACTCGCTCCACCTTTAAGAATATCGTTTTCTCTTAAATAAATGGGTGTGTCTGATACAACTAAAGAAGCGTCAGCTGGAACTGATATTGTTTTTGCTAAATAAATACTTGCTGCTCCGCCGGCAACTGTGCCTCCAAGAGAAGTTTGAATGTCAGTTGTTATAAGTAAATCTAAATCTGCAGCACTTGCTCCATCAACATTAGTACATACAATTCTATTAATTTTAATTAGTTTATCTGCACTAACAGTAAATAAAGTTGTAGTTAAACCTGTTCCTAATGCCCATCCACAACATTCACCATAGATACTTGCAACTGATACTATATTTGGATTTGCCATAATTTAATTCCTTTTGTTTTTTATCCGAAAATCATTGCCATTGCAATAGCTTTCCCGGTTGATATTCCTGCTGCCGCCGGAGTTACAAAACTCATTGCTCCTGACCCATCTGTTGATAATATTTGATCTGCTGATCCATCTGCTGCGGGTAATGTATAAGCTGGTTGAGCAGCCCGTGTGCCAGCGGATCCTCTAGTACTTACCATTCCGGAACTACGAATATCCGTTCCATCATGATAACAAAAAATATTACCATATTTAGGAATAAGTATCCCTGTTGCCCCTGTGACTTTAAAAGTGATTGTGTCTGTAGCACCTCTAGTGGTGCTATCTATAACTAAAAATGGTTTTAAAATATCAGCTGTTCCACCAGGAGAAGAACCTGATCCTGCTTCGTCAGCAATATCTAAAATTCTGTTTCCAGCAGTTGATCCAGTAAGTTGTATAATAAAAGCTCTACCATCATAAGTTCCAGTAGAGTTATCAGGTATAGTTAAAGTTCTATCAGCCGTCATTGCGATAGTGATCCAACCCAACGTATCTCTAAGATAATTTAAATTTAGATTAGTATTGGTTCCCCATGTACCGGCGTTTTCACCAGTAGTCATTAAGTTGAAACCCAACGAGTTATAATTTGATGCCATAAATCTCCTATGCTACGTGATCTACATCTGTATAAGATGTATTTCCTGTTATGTCAACATCACTATATGATGTATTGCCGGTAATATCAATATCTTTATATGCTCTAATACCTAAAATACCGACTGAAGCTGTCGCTGATAATCCCAGTCCAACTAAACTACCGTTTGTAAGTTGGGTTGTAGTAACAGTTCCAAGAGATGAGGCAGCAGATATACCTGTTAAAGTTTGTAAAGTTACAGGTGAAACTGTGAGCGTACCTAAACTTGAAGCAGCGGATAGACCTGTTAAGGTCATTGAAGGATTTGATGTAATATTTACCGATCCAACATCTGATTCAGCAGATCGTCCTAATCCAACTAAACTAGCATTTGTAAGTTGGGTAGTAGTAATGGTTCCAGGACTACCGGTATCAGCTGAAAGGCCTGTAAGACCCATGACATCTGCAGGAGCTAAAGCTCCAACGCTTGATGCAGCTGGAATACCTGTTAAAGTAAGTGTAAGACTTGAGCTTACGGTAAGTGTACCAGGAGTACCGGTATCAGCTGGAAGACCTGTGAGAGTCATTATCTGATCTGGAATTGTAAAACTTCCAACAGATGAAGCTGCAGATAAACCTACTAAAGTTTCGGTTGCACTATCAACAGAACCCCAACCATTTTGACCCCAGGCAAGTGTTCCCCACCCAGGTTGTAGGTATGCGTCTAAAGTTCCAAGAGTTGTTGCAGCTGAAATTCCTGTTAATGTAAGAGATACATCAGCTTGTTGTCCCCAAGCATTTTGACCCCAGGTTGTTAAGGCTTGATTCCAAGTATTAGCCATAAGGAAGAGCTCCTTATGTTATCTCAATGATTGCGTTGCCCGCTGTTTGAGCTGGAAATTCAATTGTAAAAGTTCCGCTAGTTACAGTTTTATCAGCACCAAAATTTATTGAACATACAGATTTGTTAGATGCGCTTGAATTATAAATTAAACAACCTCTGGCTGTGAATGATGCAGTTGATCCCCAACTTGTAGTCGCAAATAAACAACATGCACTGTCACCATTTACTACTGGTGTTGTACTTGTTAAAGTATTTCCACCACTTGAATAACCTGAACCTGTTGTTGTAACTTCGTATGTATCTGTAGGATCTGCAGTTGGATCAGAGGCTGCTGCCCATGCAGTTGTTGCTTTACCTAAACTTGCTGAATTACTTGAATACAGCGCTAATTTAAAGTTGTCTGTACTGCCAGTAAAATTGTGAACTTCTACTAAAATTTCTTGTTTGAAACTATTACAAATTTCCGATGCTATTGCCATAAAAATCTCCTATACTACGGGCTTGGTGATTTGATAGGGATCCGAACAGTACCGTCTGTATAGTCATCTCTTCGTCTTCTACCAATTTGTACACCCGCAAATTTTGCTACCTCTTGTTTATATTTATTCTCGTATAATGTCAACATATCCATTGGACCTTTTAAAAATCCATAAGCTTCTACGAGAGTAGCATATAATAAGCCCTGTGGAAAATACTGACTTACATAGGTTCCACTTGTCTGTGTTGCTAGGCTCTTAGGTACTTTATCAACATATATTCTAAATCTATAAGCTAGATCAGGAGTGGGAGCTATATATATCCCGCCTGAAGTAGTGTCTAAGGTACCTGTAGCACCTCCAAACATAGCATAATATTTAGGTAATCCAGTAACATCTTGGGCTGTTAAATTTCCTTCTGGCCCAGTTAATCTATCAGTATATTCTGACAGATAAGTTTGATCTTTTTTAATAAGCCATGTTCCTTTACCTTCTGTATTAGCGGTACTATTAAAAACTTCTATTCCTCTTACAAATACTGTTCCAGTAAGTCCATGGCTTCCGGAACCAGGAACATTTAAAGTATTGTCATCAGCTGCAAATTGACCTTCTTTTACGTATCTATATGCATCTAGTGGAACATCATAAAAAATTCTATATTCTGCATTTTCTATAAATCTACCGAGAATAGCACCACTTAAAACAGTACTACTTACTTCAGTATAACTTCTAATATCATCTTCTAATGCTGAGAGTGTATATCCGGCCATTATTTAACTCCCACCGCTGTTAGACAATTTGAACAACTTTTTTTAAATCTATTATGTTTGTCACAATGTAAGGGTCTCGGTTTAACTAGGATTATAGGTAGATCAGTTGAAGTATTTTTTACTACTTTCATCCTAGAATCTCCCACACTACCAAAACATTTCTTCCATAAAAATTTTAAAAATTTTATCATTACGGTCTATCGTTTACGGGTCCACCGAAAACGAAAAAGCCTCCTCCTGTTGCTGTACCTGTTGCAGCGTTAACTAATGTACAGGTAAAACTGTTACTATAAGTTTCAACACTATTAGCATCGTTCGTAAATGATGTTTCTACAATAGTTATTATATACGATCCATAAACTTTTGCACCCGAAGAATGAGAGCCAGCTTCTGTGCTTACTGGAGTTTTTCCATAAGAAGGAGCCGCAGTTCCTCTAGTACATCCAGTTAAATCATTACTGGACTTTCCAGTATATTTAATAGTTTCATTCACAATAACTCCGTCACTGTTTACTTTCTCAATCACAATGTACCCACTTGTAGGAAATTCTGATGCATCGGTTAAAGTAATTGTTGTAGCTGTAGAAGTAATGTCTCCATTTAAAGTAGTGTTTAATTCTAATGCAGCAATTGAAACTCCCCCAACAGGATCCTTAACCTGATAAAATCTTACTGCATCTCCAGTTTTTCTTTGGTGTCTATTTTCATTAACGGTTAAAGTAGTTGTTCCAGCAGTCGAAAAAGGAACAGTATCCAATGGTGATGTTGTTGGCAGAGCTGTTCTTGACGGTCTTGCATGTTGCAAAGCTTGTGGATCAGCACTTGTAGGTTTAGGTTGAAGTTGAGGTTGTTTAGGTTCAAATTCAGAACTATGAACCCACGCTCCAGTCCACTCCCTTACCATTTCGTTATAAGGAAATGCGAGTCCAGACCTATCTGAAATCATTAATGCATATTTACCTTGTGAAAATGAAGTCATTATGTTCCTGGGTAATAAATTTTAGGCGCTATATAAGTACTAGTCGAAGCTCCGTCTTCTGATAAAGCTCTAGCTAATTCATCTTCATATAACAGTTTCATTTCTTGTACTTTTTGAGGAGCAACCGGATTTTTTTGTGATAAAAAAAATGCTAAACCAGAAACCATACAAGGTACAAACCTATATGGAACATTTGTCGCATTTGTGTACGCATCCCCAACATCTTGAATTCTTCTTGTGTAATAAAAATTAATGTAATTACCATCTTCAGATGCACCTGGAGTTAAATAGAAAGTCATAGTAACTTTATCTATGAATCTTTGGACCCAGTATTGAGTAGGAAGGCCTTTAGCAGTTTTATTGGAAAAAGCTTGATACTGAGATCTGTTAATCTGAGTCATTGGAGTATCAACAGTAGTGGCTTTTACTCTATAATTTGCTTCTAATATATCATCCATTCCTCTTACAAACTGTAAAACAGCATCACTTGTACTATGGGTTGCGGCAGTTGTGCCATTAACACCTCTAATACATCCAGTTAGGTCTAAAGTAGATATTGCTGCGTAAGTAATTTCTTCAGAGTTAATAATAATAGTTCCTGAAGGAGGTAGTCCTGTAACAGAAGCTACTGGAATAGTTGCAACGGAGGCATTAATCCCTGCTGTTAAAGTAGTATTAATACCATCAGAAGTACCATCTGCAGCGGTACGATAAAAAGTATAAGTAGTTTGAGAATCAACTAAAGGAAGATTTTGATTTTCAACCTCCCAATAATGAAGTCCTCTATTACCCCATTCTTGAAATAAAATATTTAATGATCTTTTGGCAGTTCTTAGTTGATAACCAGAAACGTTTTGTAGACCTATTCTCTCGTAAGCATCTTCAATTATTTCGTCAATCGAAAAAGTTTTGTCAAAAGTGTAAGAGCCTGAAGTAACGTTAGCCATCTAACCTTACCCGTCATAGAACACTGTTACTCCGGCCGCTAACCCAGCACCAAAACTAACGTATGCTCCTGCATCAAACAGGACAGCATTGTCAGGAATATAAGGTTCAATTAAATCAGTCGTACTAGTACTTGTTGGAACCGTCATTAAAGTAGTTCCTGTTACAGATGTATTTTTAAATAAAAGATTTCCCGCAGTTGCTGCGCTTAAACCCTGTAATCCTCGAAGTCTAGTTCTACCTGCAAATATTGTACCTGTTCCTGTTTCACCAGCAGTTGAACTACCAAGAACACCAGCTTCAACGTTTCCAGTAGTCGCTCCCGAAGTGGTGATAGAAGCCACAGTGTTAAAATAACCAGCACTATCTGCTCGAGCAGTGTCTGCTCCAGTGACTATTTCAGTTTGGGCGTCTCCAACAGCATCGGTACCTACTATTGTAAAAGTTATTCCAGTGTCATCAGCAGCAGATGTAATAGTGATTATTTGACCAATATTATCACCGGAAGTATAACTACCCCCAGACGTTAATGTTCCTCCAAGAGTTAAAGTTGTTGCACTTCCAATAGTCGCTGCCGTTGAGATACCATTAGCATCTGTTGCATCAACAGGTCCAAAAAATTTCGATTTTACGTGTGATACGTTTGCCATAATTTTTATCTCCTTAATTATGAGCTCCCGAAGGAGCTCACATTATTTTATTTATTTATTAACTCCAAGCAGCTGCGCCTGTATCTGCAGTATTGCTTGTTGATAAGTCATGAGCAAAGTTCCAAATGCCTTTTTCAAAACAAGTAAAATACAGATAACAACCATGAGTTAAACTATTGGTTGCTGCATTCGCAGGTGTATACGTTAATATCGTTTCACTTGCTGTGGACGTGTCTATAGTTTGAACTGCTCCAGTGGCTCTACTTTCCACTTTTGATCCAGTTCTAAAAACATCACTTCCTGCACATGTAAAAGTCAAAGTAAGTACTCCACCAGTTGTATCATCTGATTGAGCATGAACTACATAAGTTCCTACTGTTGCTGCCGGTAAAGTTACTGCTTGAGCAGCGTCCCCCGCATAGTTGTTGACCGTAATTACATTAGCTGCGTAAGTTAATGTTGCTGATGTTGCTACTACAGTTGCAGTTAAACTAGTTAAATCAGGTTTCGTTCCTAAAAACCTTGATGTTATAACTCCTGTACTAGCTGCTTTATTGATCTGTTGAAATCCTTTTTCGGATCTAACCGGACCGTTAAACGATGTGTTTGCCATAATATTCCTCCTAGAATATTTAAATGTAGTCCCTAGGGGATAGTCGACTATACGCGTCTACATTTAAGTTTTGTTAAATTTGTATAGTAGTTTATTTATATGATAGTTTTGAGTAGAGTGCAAGAGATCCCTGCATAAAAGTACGATTTCAGCGATGTGGCGTTTATCTAAGTTGCCACAGAAACTTGAGCGGCCGAAGCTTGAATTGCATTTTCTCTATCTGCAATTTTAGATTCTTCCAGTTTGATCTCAGTAATAATGCTTTTAATTGCATTATCAATTTCGACCATGTTGAGAGTATATTTGCCATTTTGCTCATACTCCAACTGCCACCTCAACTCCAAGGACCTTTTCTGTTTGTATAGGTCTTCGGTCATGACTAACCTCCTCATAGGTTATTCTACGGGCGTCGCTAAACATTCCC